CCCGCCGCTCGGCCTCGCGGTCGTACCACGGCAGGAGGTCTTCGAGGGCGCGGCGGGCGCGGCTGACGATCCGATCGAGGCTACTCACGGTTGACCCGTCCGGCCGCGATGCGGTCGAAGTCCCGTTCCAAGCGGTCATAGGATCGCGCCATGACCTCGTACGACTGCGCCAGCGTGTCCAGGGAGTCGGCGTTCCGCTCGGCCTGCGTCTCGGCCGTCTCGGCCCGCTTCTCGAGCCGCTCCCACATCCAGCCGAACACCCAGCCGCGCCGGGCTCCAGTGAACGCGATCAGGGCGCCCAAGCCGAGGAAGGCCGCCCATCCCCCGGCGTCGAGGATGGCCCTGCCGACGACGAGGGGGTCCACTCATCCGAGCTCGCAACTGAGGTCGGTCACGGCGCGTAGTATCCACCGCCGATGTGATTGCCGCAATGGGGTCAGGTCTCGGAGGAGAGGCGGCGGCGAACCTGCGAGATGGCGTAGCGAAGCCCGCGAGCGAATGCCGGGCCGTCCTCTATGGAGTCGTGGTCCGACGCGGAGGCTGCGACCTCCCACCCGTCGACCTCGCGGGCCAACCACGCGTCCAGCCCGTCCGGGGCTTCGGTAGGGGTGGCGGCGAGAGGATCGAACCGGACCACCGTCGAGATGTGTGGCGACTCGCCTTCGATGCCGGTCGGCTTCCGGTACTCGCGGACCTCGACGACCTTGTACGCGACACCGGGGATGAGCACGCCCGATGCGAGCGAGCCTTCGACCCGCACGAGGCACGGCAGCGCCTTGACTTGGGAGGTGGGGTCAGTCATCGGACAGCTCCTCGTGAGCGACGCTGATCGCGGCTCGGTAGCCTCGGAGCAAGGCCGACCAGTCCGACTCGTTCTCAAGCCAGCGGACGTTGCCCTTCAGCGGGCTCGACTGGCAGACGCTCAGCGTCTCGACGTGCTCGACGCCGTCCATCGTCCAGACCTTCGCTTCCGCGAGGCGGCCCCAGCAGATCACGGCGAAGCCCGGACGCCACGCGGGAGCGGTGTGCTCGTCGTTCATGTTGTCGGCGTCGGTCAGCGGGTGGATCAGCGGGCGACAGCCGATCGGGTCCGGACAGAACGGCGGACGCCACGCCTCTCGGTCGCTCACGATCCCTTCTGCGATGCGAGGGCGGCCCGAGCCTCGCGCAACTCGACGAACAGCGGGTCCCAATCCTCGTCAGGAGGCAGCTCATCGCCGTCCTCTGCCGCGAAGATCGCATCGACGGCCGCGAGCAGTCGGCTCAGGCTCGGTGTCGCCTCGGCTCGGGCGGCGTCGATCGCTTCCGTGATGACTGCTTGGTATTCCTCGGGACAGGGACCGCTGTGGGTGTGGGTAAAGCCGCGCTGATCGCACCGTCCCCACTGAGCGCGTAGTCGTTCCTCCGCGCTGAGCGGCTCGGGCTGGGTGGTTGGCTCGGTCATCATGCGAGCGAGCCTTCGACCCGCACGAGGCACGGCAGCGCCTTCACTTGCGAGGTGGGGTCGTGGCTAGTCATGCTGGGAAGTCCTTGTCACAGGTGTTGCACGCGCCGCCCCAACGGTTCCAGTAGGCGAGGTGGCCTCGGAGGCGATGCCAGAGCGTTCGGAGTCGCGCTGTCATCGCCACGTCTCCTGTGTCTCGGCGAGGGCGGCGGCGTCGTCGAGGATGTCGTCAATCTCTCCCGGCCATGCACGTCCGTCAGGGGCTTGCGAGTCGAGCCGGACGCGCTCACGGACGTAAGCGATGGCGTCGCTGGCTGTCCGCAGCCTCGTCCGGCTCAGGCTCGGTGTCGCCTCGGCTCGGGCGGCATCGAGGAGCCGACGCAGAACATCGGTCGGCACCAGCGTCAGGGTGCGCCCGTGCTGTTCCTGCGAGACGAGGACTTCTTCGACGTTCGTGATGTCCTCCGCGCTGAGCGGCTCGGGCTTGGTGGTCATGGCTCGTACCTCGTGGTCATCGAAGGACTGGTGGCCGTAGACGAGCGGCGTGGTCATGCGGACTCCTCGATGCGCTTCAGGATGGCGGACAGGCTCATGGCGGCCTCGCGGTGCGTCGGCTGCTGGTCCCGGTCGAAGGCGATGTCGCGCTCGGCCCAGTCGGCGTCGGCGCGGAGGCGGGCGTTCAGGGCGAAGATGCGGTCCACGACCCCGGACCAGGAGCGCGAGCTGGTGAGGATCCGCCGGAACTCAGCCGGGTTGTCCTGCATCGCCCGCCAGACGATCGCCCGCTGGCTCGGCTCGAGCGAGTCGGCGTCGTCGTCAGCGGTGCCGTGGGGCGGGAACAGCATCCCTCGGTCGGCGGCCAGCCGGCGGACCTCCGACCAGGCTGGGCCGTAGGCGTCCCAGTCGGCCTTCGCCCGGAACCAGTCGTCTCGGGAGTAGGTGCGGGTCATCGGTCCGATGCGAGGGCGGCGAGGATGGCGTCGGCCACTGCCTCGTGCTCGGGGTAACGGTTGCAGACATCCGGCACGCCGCCGTCCTGCTCGACCGGCGTGGCGTCGTGGATGACCTCGATCAGCGCCTCCCGGCTCAGGCTCGGTGTCGCCTCGGCTCGGGCGGCATCGAGGGTGTGGCTCATTAGCGCATCGACCATCGCCTCTGCGTCAGAGAATGGCCCCTGCGTCCAACCGCAGACGCACCTGGCCCGGAACCAGCCGTCAGCCGGACGGAGGTCGAGGTCGTCCGTGCAGTGCGCCTTGACGATGCCCGTCAGCGGCTCGGGCTGGGTGGTCATGCGGACTCCTCGTGTCATCGGTCCGTCCCTACAGGGTCACCACGAGCGTCGGAGGCATCTCACGACCATCTCGCGCGCGCAGTTTCAGTTCGCTCAACGTCCTTGGTTATCCTTTGCTTTGCTCTGCTTTGCTAGGCATAGCTTCCGCATCGCCCTTGCCATGCCACCGCACTGCGGCCGCATTGCTCGCCGCATTGCTCCGGGCAGTGCGCTCCGCATCGAGCCCGTGGATGCGAAAGCGATGGTCGGACAGCGCATCGACCAGCCCAACCTCGGCCAGCAGCCGGATGTGCGACGACGACAGGCCGCGCGGGAGGTGTGCGCTGGCGGGCCACACGGCGTCGGCCGCCATCAGGAGCCGGAGCCAGGTACCGAGGACGGCGACGTTCCCGCGGACGCGGTCGAACTTCGGGTCGTCCTGGATCGAGTAGTAGACGCGGACGTACTTGCGGTCATCAGGCATCTAGTCCCTGCCCCAGACGCAACGACGCCGACCCACCTGGGACTAGCAGGGGATCGGCGTCGGTCGCGATGGTATCGGTGCTCGCTGCTAGTCCAGCAACGACCATGATACCGCATCCATGCCCCGTCATCGCCGAGCGCGATCGTTCGCAAGCGCGTACTCCGAGCGATGGCCCCAGGCGTGGCCCGCCGGCCGGGCGCACGGGCCGGCCAGCGGCATCGGAGCGCCGCACCGGACGTAGTCGTGCCACGTCGCGCGACACGGACCGTCGTGGCCGAGCGGGCGCGGGCACGGGGCTCCGTCGACGGGGAGCCCGCAGCGGTACGTCACGACGCGGCCCGCTTCTTCAGGAGGATCGCATCCCGGCACTCCCAGTAGTAGACGCGCGCCTCGGCCGCCCGCTTCTCGCGGTTCTTGGCGTAGGTCTTGCGCCGGTACGCCAGCACCTTGTCCGGGTTGGCGGCCTTCCAGGCGCGGTTGCGGGCCATGTACTGCTCGCGGTTCGCCGCGTAGCGAGCTCGGGCTGCGGCGCGCTTCTCCTCGGCCACAATCTCGTCCGCGGTCCGGCCACGCTCCTTGAGCCGATGGTACTCGGCCCAGCACGCCCGGCAGCGGCGGAGCCCGTTCGCGGGCTTCCAGAACTCGGGCTCGAGCGGCCACCACTCGCGGCACGCCTCGCAGCGTCCCTCGAAGCGATCCTCTCGGACACGGACGGCGAGCTGGCTCGTGCTCATGCGGAGAGGCCGTCCGCCTCGGACAACTCAACCCGATCGACCCACGACTCCTGTTCGGGCGTGGCGTCGGCATGGGCGAGGTTCATCACGGCTTGGCGGTAGTAGGACGGCTTCAACTCCACCCCAACACCGAGGCGGCCGTTGATGACGGCTCCGTAGACCTCGGAGCCGACCCCCATGAACGGGGTCAGGACGCGCTCTCCGGGATTGGACCAGAGCACGACCGCCCGCTCGATCACGTCCAGTTGGAGCGGATGGACGTGCTTCTCGTCCTCCTCGTCACGCGCGTTGCGGAACGGCAGCACGCGGTCGAGTCGCACGTCGTCCCAGAACGCGGAGGCGTACTGCCTCCACACCCAATGGCTGTAGCGGTTCTCGATCTGGTTGCCGGTCCAGCCGCGGTACTTCAGAAGCTCGGCGGGCGGGTTCCGATCGCCCGCGTACGAGGTGAGTCCGACCGGATGCGCGACCGGCAGCGGGTTGTCGCCGGCTCGGCGGAAGATCAGGAGGTAGTCCGCCGACGCGACCGAGCAGCGGGTCGAGTCATCGACCAGGGTCGCGTGCGCCAACCCCTTCGTCATCGTCCGGTTGCGGACGGTCAGCGGCTCCTTCCAGACGTGGTAGCGCGCGACGTACGACCAGCCGAGGTCGGCATGGAGCCGGATGATGTCGCCCGGAAAGTCGAGCAGCGAGTCGTTCCGGCCGGTGTTCGACTTCGGGATGTCCATGCAGTGGACAGCCGTCATCCGGCCCGGCATCGTAACCCGATGGAGCTCGCGGACGACGAGCCCGTAGTGCTCCATGAACTCCTCGTACGAGCGGGAGTTGGAGAGATCCCGCTCCGATGACGAGTACTGGTACAGGCCGGCGAACGGCGGCGAGTAGACCGACAAGTGGATCGACCCTTCCGGCAGCTTCGGCATGACTTCCAGGCAGTCCCCGTTGTACAGAGCGAACCGCTCGGTGATCTGCTGGTCTAGGACAGCCACGCGGGCACCTCCTCTTGGGTCGCGTACGTCGAGCGTTCGACGGACAGGGCGTTGTTCATGTGGGCGACCAACGAGCGGAACATCCGCTCCGCCTGGAGGGCCTTGCGATCTAGGCTTTCCAGCGCCCGCTTCCCGCCCTCGGTGGTGATGACCTCCACGTTGACGGGCCGGGTCTGTCCGAACCGCCACATCCGTCGAACCGCTTGGTAGTACTGCTCGTAGGAGTGCGACGGGAAGTAGGTCATGTCGGCTGCGTGCTGCCAGTTGAGTCCCCACGCGCCGATCTTCGGCTTGGTGACGAGGACCCGGACGTCGCCCCGGCGGAACGCCGTCAGCACGTCCTCCTTCCGCTCGAGCGAGTCGGATCCCGACACCTGAACCGCATCGGGAACGAGCTTCGCCAGCAGGTCGCCCTCTGGGTTCAGGTTGCACCACGCCACCGCAGGTCGATCGTGGGTGAGCGTCGCGGCGGCGGCCTCGCAGCGATCGGTCAGCGTGCGTCTCAACTCGTCGCGCTCCTCATCGAGCCCGACCGCCGGAAGATCGAACAGCACCCCCTCGGGCGCGACGGATGCCGAAACGAACGTTTCGCGCCGGACCAGCGCCGGCAAGCAGAAGCCCTCGTCATCGAACCCCAGGTCCGACGGTCGGCGAAGCGCCCGCGCCCAGCCGGCAACCCAGCGCCAGAACGGCTCCTCGGCGTGCCCCTTGAACCGCCAGTTCACCCGTCCGAACGTACCCTTGTCAGACCAGCGGTACCGCATGCCTCTGACCGAGTTGTTTTGGTCGTTGATGAAGAAACGACCGAGCATGTCCATGTGGCCGAGATACCCAAGCGCCTCGCTCGAGGTCCCGAGCTCGATGTAATCGTTCGGCGCGGCCGTGGCGGTACACAGGAGGCGGTACTGATGCTTGCGTAGGAAGTCGGTCACGATCGCCCGTCGAACCCCGTCGAACGACTTGATCGCCGAGGACTCATCGCACACCACGCCACCGAAGGCTGACGGCTCGAACTTCTCCAGCCGCTCGTAGTTCGTCACGACGATCGGCGCGTTGATTTCGCCGTGGCGGGAGACGTGCGCCTCTAGCCCGAACTTCGCAGCCTCCTCGACCGTCTGCGCCCCAACGGCCAACGGCGTCACGATCAAGACGGCTTTGCGGGTGTGTGCCCGGACATTCTCGGCCCAGACGAGTTGCATCGGCGTCTTGCCGAGCCCGCAGTCGGCGAAGATCGCGGCTCGGCCCTGTCGGAGCGCCCATTCGGTGACGGCCCGCTGGAACGGGAACAGGAAGTCCGGCATCCACGTCGGCTCGAACCCACCCGCGACATCCGCCTGTCGCTTGCGTTCGAGGAACGCCTCGTAGTCGCTCATGCCAACCCCAGCCGGTCCGGTGCCAAGAGCCGGCGCGCGTCCGAGATGCGGCCGGTGATCTGGGCGATGTGGAGCGCCGTCGTGAGTTCCATGTGGCTCGCGCCCTCGTGCTGCTCCAGGTAGGCGATGACTCGCTCGGATTGGGTCATCCCGCCACGTCCGAGAGCGTCAGCGGGTCCGTCCGCCGCATACAGCTCTGGCAGCCCTCGGTCCGCTCGACGTGGGAGCACTCGCCCTCGATCGCCAGGAGGTACTCGCGCATCGCCTGTCGGTTCCGGGCATCGGTCGCCCAGCAGTATCCGGCTCGGGCGCCGTCCTCAGTGTGACCTTGGCAAAGCGTCCCCAGGAGGTCACCGCGCCGGCCCATCCGAGGCTCACGCTTGACGTGCTCGATCCTCAGGCGGCCCCAGCAGTCCATCGCCGTTCCTCCGAGGCGGGGCGCGAGGCAGCCGCCGTCGCGGGCGAACACGGCTGCGGCCTGTGCGGGGGTCACGGGATCGCGGCGCCGCTTGCGGCGGATCACCCCGCGATCCTCCGGCACCAGCACACCCGACTCATCGGTTCGCCAGTTCTAGGAGTACGTCCGCGTGGCAGGGCTGGCCAATCGGACACCAGCAAACGAGATCGTGGCCTCGGAGAGGTTCGAGATCAGGGACGGCGGGGACGGCGATCGGTGCGCGGGTCAGCATCATCACGCCCATGCCGGTCACGATGTCCGATGCGGTTCGCACGGTGCCGTCCGTGTACTCGACTGCCCAATCACCCTTCGCGTCGCGGGTTGGAACCGGGAACGGCTCGGTCATCCCGGCGATCCACCACCGGAACGCCGTCACTGCGGAGCGCCGTCGACCCGGGGCGTCAGCGCGTTCTCCCAGAGCAAGAGCGAGCCACGGCTGCATCTCGCCGTTGATCGGCCACGGGTTCCCCCACGGCGACGGCCGGCCGACGTACACCGCGCCATCGGGCATCCGCCAGCCCTTCGCCCGCTTCCGCTGGATGCGCTTCGGCGTCATCGGACGGTCCGGCAGTGGTCCATCACGCCACCTCCCCGGCCAACGGCACATCGTCAGGAGGCTGCTCTCCGAGGTCCGACGCCGGCAGGAGCACGTCAAGCCCGTTGATCCGCGTCTCGATCGTGTCCACCTTGAGCCGATACCAGGACGCCTTCGGGCTCTTGACGTGATAGAGGATGCCCGCGACCGTGGCGGGGACTCCCAGCAGCGTCTCGGGCTTGCCGTCCGTCGCCACGAACAGCGTCTCGCCCAAGGGTCCCGCGACGATGCACTGCGGGATGTTGCCCTTGGAGGTCTCGAGCCGGAAGCCGATGACGTGGCCCTCCGGGCCGATCCGGGCATCGAGCTTGTACTGCTCCGCGGAGCCCTTGCGGATGATCCCGCGCCGACGCTCGCGGCCGATGATCTCCTCGGTCTCGGTGTACGGCTCGGTGGGCGGAGGCGGGTCCTTCGCCAGCGCGTCCTCTCGTGGCGGCAGATGGGCCGGTGCGGGGCGGCTTGCGTCCCGGCGCTTCTCGTCCGGTGCCTTTCGGTACAGGTCGCGGGCGATGCCGACGAACCGGCCGCAGCGACGGATGCCGTCACTGACCGCCTCTTTCAGCGACTCCCCACCGTCACGGTTCGGATAGCCGAAGTCCTCGAACCACACCCACTCCTGATGCTCGCGCACGCCGAGCCGGACCTTGACGACGGACTCGCTGATCGGATCGACGAGCACCTGCCAGTTGCCCGGACCGTACCCGGCGTCCAGTCGGTCCATGACCGTTTCGTCCTCGACGTACGTCATGTCCTGCCCGCCGCGGCCCTTGAACGTGTGCAGCTCCTCGTCCGCGAACGGCGCGAGCATGATGTCGCGGTTCATCGCTCAAACCCCCGTCCGTGGGTCTCGTCCCACATCAACTCTAAGTCGGCGTTCGTCTCCGCGATCTCCGCCAGAGTCGGCTGAGGAGGGACCTTGCGGTACATCCGGGCGTAGGACTCGGCCTCGACGCAGTACCCGTGACGGCAGAACCCCGACTCGGTTCGCCATGCGCCGTATTCCTCGGGCGGCTCGTCGCGCTCGTCCTGCTCGGGAGCCCAGCAGCGGACCTCGCCATCGGGGTCGTCCACGGTGACCTCGAACCCGGGGCCGTGCTCGACGATGACCTCGCTCATCGGTCCACCAGCCAGACGATCGTGTGCGAGTCATCGACCTTGCGCGTGGTGACACGCTTGCCTGGATAGCGGACCATCGCGCCGCGCCCAATAACCGTTTGCACGGACGCCTGCTTCAAGGGAATACGGAATGCATCGCCGCCTCCGAGGGCCTCGATCAGGTCGTTCCACTTGGGGTTGGTTATAGGGCCTCGCCCAGGCTTCTCCACCTTCACGAACAGCGGCTCATCGTTCACAGAGCACTCCGATCCTGACAGTACGAGCACCACGGACGGAGCGACCCGTCCCGCATCGTCACGAGGATCGCCAGATCATCCTCGACAGAGCCCTTCGGGATCGCGCGGCCGCAGCCGACGCACGGCGGGTCGAACGTGGCGGTGCCCGCCTCCAGCTGCTCGCGGGCGGCGTCGTTCTCAAGCTTGCGCAACTCGTCGGGGTCGTGTTGCCAGCGCCGGGTGAGCACCTGGTACACGCGGATTTGGTCGGTGTCGCAGCGCGACCAGTCCGCCGAGCGGTCGACTTCGATGCGGTGGTGGCTCCGGTAGCGCCGGAGTCGCTCGGTTGCGGTCATCGGTGTCATTGCCTACTGGCCTCCCATTGGTAGGGGGGGGCCGGCGGGAGCCC